CCCGACTGCAATTTCAGTGGCGCAGTTACCACACGGAGAAGTTCGGCTCCGCTCCGGTGGGCAAGTCGAAACTCATTCTTGACACATTTGCGCCAGTCTGTGAGAAACGACACGTAGGGCTCTGTCTTCACGTCAGGGCAGCGCTCTCTCACCTTGTCGACAAAGGCCGTATGATACTCTTCACCCCACATGAAGGTTCCGAGTTGTGCACTTCGAACAGTTGCCTGCTCGATGGGCACCCCATCAATGTCCGTGATGCCACTGCGTGACCACATGACGCTGGATTCCAAAGATTCCTTGTCTAGTGGGCACATCCAGAAGCCAGAGTGTTCGTCTTGGACGAAACCCCTTTTCAGAAATGTCATTTGGGTCAAAGGCCGAGTGTTGAAATTTGTCGACTTCGCTTCGTCAGTCAATGTCAGTCCATAGGTGGATAGGACTTGCGAGTAGTTGGTCAGGTTGAAGTAGTGCCGGTATTGCTCCGCCACGGTTGACACGTTGTCATCGCCATAGAAAAACGTCCGAATGACGCTGTCCATATGGCAAAGCCGTAGCGACGTCTCGACGTCAGGATGGTCCTCGTTGTACCAATCCGCGACGTGAGAGTAGGCAATTGCGAAAACAATTTCGTTGATGATTGAGTTGAATTCCGCAGTGCCAAAGCAGCCGGATGGCAGACCCTGATGCTTGAAGAACTTCTTGTCATGTATCACGACGGCAGTCGTACACAGCATAAGAATGATGCGCTTGCGAATTCGCGAGCTCACCTCGTCCTTGCAACCAAAGTGTCTGTACCACTGATCCACAACTTCTGCCAACATCTCAAAGAAGACTCCCGAAAGGGATGCATCCCAATTGGAATAGTCTCCCGCAAATCCTTCATCGCCCAAGTCCAGCATGTAGTCCGTGATGATGGTCCAGTCAGCACCCATTGGGTTGATGCCAACCGCACAAGCGTGTTGCGTTTTCGTCCGGTGTAGGAAAGAGACAAAGTGTCCCAGGTACTTGCGAGCCACAAGGGTCAAGATTTTGTTCGACCCAATGAAAATTCGCGTCTTCCCCGCTTTGATCTTCTCCACAGGTCTCAGTTCGTCCTTCATGTAGACCGTGTAGTGAGTCGTCACTTCGTCTTCTCCAGCCAATTCGTGTTCCAGCCGTTCAAATTCCGATTGTCCAAATTCCGTTAGTTCCCAAAGTTCGTCGTCGCGTTGTTGTAGTACTGGCGTCTTTAGCGTCACATAGGGCTCTCCATCAGAGGAGTGCACATTGATTGCTGCAAAGCCAGGCAGGTCCGCTCGTCCGTTCACGAGCTCGTCGGGTGATAAACCCCCGAGGTAGGGGTTCGTCTCATTTGTCGTCGTGTAGCGTGACACGATTTCGCCCACGACCTCTTGTTGGAGGTCGTATTCCACGTCGTAGGTTGTCGTTTCGTACTTGCGCAAACCATTGTAAAGAGGAGAAAACTCACTCTCTACTCGAGGGTCCGTGATGGAAAGCGCAGCAGGTTGTTTCGTCACTGGGAAGACCCCATGCAGCCGCGATGGGATGATCTTCGTTTT